GCCATTGTTTTTTTTTTCCTTTTGTTATATTAATTAATAAATGTTAACCTTTATTTTTTCGGGTCATTTGCCCTAGTTGCAACTATATAGTTTCCTTAGTATAAATATCTATCTTTATTATATTAAACCACCGTCTAAGTTTATTTTTTGTACACCCTCTTGAAAATGAGTAGAACCAGTACTTACATTAATACCACTTGAGTTTAAAAGAACACCATCACCTGCAGTTAGTTCTAATACAACATTTCCACTCGATGCTCCACCAGTAATACCTTCATCAGATGTAAATACAGCGGTGATATCACCACCACCTCCTCCACCTCCTCCTCCTTCGAGAGAAGATAAATCTATTGATTGAGATACTCTTATTGAACCAGCTAAGTCTTCACCAAATAAAGTTAATGCACTTGTTGAACTATTAAATGATGCAGATACAAACGAACCACTATTAAATGAGAAAGGAGAAAACGTTACTGAATCTACGAATGTATTTGGTGGGTCTGCTGGTGATACATTTGCTTTATATAATGAACCACTATCTTCTACATATACAATTTGACCATCTGCAAAATAGTTTACTGATTCAGCATTTAAAGAAGTTGAAGTGTAAACTTTAAACGCGCCTTTAATTTTGTCAATATCTGCCAGTACAATATTATTGCTTTGGGCAGTTGATGATAATTGTAATTTTGAACTATACGATGGCATTTTTCTTTTCCTTTATATTAAATATATTATTTTTCATTATACACCCCCACTTCCACTTTCCGCACTTAATCCTAAATTAAAATTAGTTGAACTTGCAACTTGGTTTGTTGCTCCAACTACATACCAATTTGTATATCCAAGGTGTGCAGTTGCTAGTGTTATTTGATTGATATCTGATGCTTCTAATGTGTTTGAACCATCAATTGTTGTTCCATCAGTTCCAACTTCCAAAACATACCTTCCATTCGTAGAACCACCATATGAATCGGTTGTAGTTGTTGGTATTCCACCCATATCACTTGTAGATGGGAATATTATAATAAAGTGATTACTATTGGTTCTACTTATTACACCACTACTTCCCATTGCTCTTAATACATCATGTACATTTGCTCCTGTACCTTCTGCTAATTTAGATGCAGTTTGTGTACCACCAAATGAATAGGTAAATGAACTATCACCTAGTACATCATCATTTATTATTTGGTCAATAAATCCAATATCACTATATGGTGTTGCTACTGGTGGAGTTGAACTATCTTCACTACTAATACCAATTGAAGTATTATATGTTGAGTTGTTATATCCACTATCGTACACATAAACCTTTCCGTAATCTGCAGATGTTGCAACTGTGAAACTTCTACTATTATAATCGGTACTCTTACCAAAGTTATCAGTTACTCTTACATTATAATTGTAAGTTGCAGCTGATAAATTACCAGATGCTTGTATTCCAACCGAAGAAGAGTTTGCATTTGTGTACACCAATTGTAATGAACTTGCATCCGTACCACTTAGTGATGCTGAGAATGGAGTATCTGATTCTGTATCAGAAATACTCATACTAACCATAGTAGTACCAGTTGTTGCATTATCGGTTTCAAAGTTTGAAGTTTGATTTGTAAATGTAGCAGTTGGTGCTAGATTAGCAAATACATTCGCAGTTACAGTTCCACTTCCAGCATTACCATATTGGTCTTGGAATCCGATTGTTGAAACAATATCATCACCACTTGAAGTAGTTGAACCACTAATATCCAATGCAAGTGATAATTGTCCACTTGTATTTATTGATATTGCCGGATTTGATGAAGTCCATGATGAACCTTGTACTGCTTGTGAACCATAGTTTGGTGAATAAGATACACTCATTTGTGATTGGTTACCTGCACCAAATCCACTTGCATCTCTAATTGCTTCTCCATTTTCTCCTGATTCTATAATGTAAGAAGTTGTATCTCCTCCAAGTGTACCACCATCCGCTGATGCGATTGTTATTGTTTTACTACTATATGTTGTTGATTTATCATAGTTATCAGTAACTTTAAGATTGTAATTTAAAGTTCCAGCAGATAAATCTTCATTTGCTCTTATATAAACAGATGATGAATTAGAGTTTTGATAATCTAAATTAAGTTTAGATGCATCCGTTCCACTCAATGAAGCAGAATATGGCGTATCCCCTTCTGTATCTGTAATTCCTACAAGAACTAAGTTTGTATTTGTTGTTGCTAAATTAGCATTTAAGTTTGATGTTTGATTTGTAAATGTTGCAGTTGGTGCAGCATTTTCTAAAATAGTTACACTTAAACTATCAGTAGTTTGAGTACCGAATGTATTTGTAAATGTAATTGTTGATGTTAATGAATCTCCACTTTGTTTAGCAGAACCACTTATATCAAATCCTATTGATAAATTACCATTTGAATTTATTGCAATTTCTGAATTAGATGATGTCCATGTACCACTTTGATTTGAATTGTAATCTGCTTGTGTTGAACCATAATTTGTTGTCTTTATAGTTGTACCACTTTGTTCTGATTCTTTTATATAAGGACCAGCAGACCAATTATCTGATATAGTTGCTGCAATATCATCTGAAACTGGTACACTAACAACTGAAGCTGATGAGATTGTTTCATTAAACGTATCTCGTATTGTTACTCTATATTGATATTGGTTAATTAAATCAGAATTTAAATGAACTCCTGTTTTTCTTGTTATATTACCACTTGAATCCATGTTGAATGGATTTTCATGTGGGTCAGTTGCTTGTGATGTTCCACCATATGAACCACTCGCTACAACTGAACCATCTAGTATTAGTTTATGTAAATTAAAAGATACAAATGATATTGAATCACTTTCATTATCAGTTGCAGATATATTACCAGCTGATGCTCCATTTGATGAATTTTCATTTAGTCCAGTTACTTGTTGATTACTTAACGTTGGTGCTAAGTTATCAGTTACATTTATGGTAATTGGTAAGAAAGTTCTTGAATCGGAATCTTCACCACTTTCATAATGTGCATCCGAAGCAGTTATACTAAATGTATAAGTTGTTTGTTGTTCATAATCTAATGAACCAGTATTTTGTCTAATATCAACATAAGTTGAATATTTTGTTATATCGAAATGATTATTATCAATCGATGATGAGGTGATAGTGATTGCATCACCTTCCGTATCTGTAAAGAATACTCTTTTTACCAAAGTATTATTTGTAGAGTTTTCATTTAAGTTAGAAGTTACAGAAGTAATAATATTTCCACCAGTTGAACCTTCTCTAAACTTAGGTGATTCATTTGGTGTTACAAATATCGTAATATCCTTTTCAACAATCGCATTAAATGTATCTGTTGCAGTTGCAGTAAATGTATGTCCATGTACTCCACCTACTGAATCAGTATTGAATGATGATGATACTGCTAAAGCATTTAAAGTTAGAACACCATTTGATGCTACTCTAACTAAATCATCAGTATAAGATGAAGCAGTTCCGAATGTAAGTGATTGTCCTTCAGCATCTGTTCCTGCAATAGTTACAATTGTTGAACCATTTGATGTATATTCTTCTATTGTTTGATTACCTGTTGTTATAGTTGGAGTAGTGTTAGGGAAGAATACTTTAGTTATAAATTCTTCAACCGAACCACTTGTACCAAAGTTAGTGTTATAAACACCACTTGGTAAATCTGTATTGGATACTACTCTATTTCCATTATATGTTAATTGAGCTGAACTACTTACGATTCCACTACCATCAGTAACTTGAGATGAACCACTAATTACACTAGTTCCATCAAGTGTTCTCAATACTGAACCGCTAATTACTCCACTGCCATCTAAATTCCTTAATACAGAACCACTAATTACACCTGTTCCATCTAAGTTTCTTAATACACTTCCACTAATTACACCAGTTCCATCTAAAGTTGTGATTACTGAACCACTAACTATATTAGTTCCATCAAATGTTCTAATAACAGAACCACTAACTATATTAGTTCCATCCGTTGAGAATGATTCTGATATAAATCCTAGTCCAGTAATTTGAGATGAACCACTAATTACATTAGTTCCATCTAAAGTTCTTAATACCGAACCACTAACTACATCAGTTCCACCTAAAGTTGTGAGTACACTTCCACTAACTATATTACTACCATCGGTAACTTGTGCTGAACTAGATACTAACCCACTTGGTACATTTGTTAGTTGAGTAAAATCACTTGTTCCACCACCACTACCAAATCCACTTGAAGCGGCTGAAGCTGAAATATAAGAATCAGTAATTATTGAGGTTATCTGTGTTGAACCACTTACTACTCCTGCTGGTAAACCCGCGGATATATCAGTTGATATTACCCAATATCCATCATAATAGATATAAAGATTGCCATCATTAGATTTCCACCATAAATCTCCTTGTGATGGAGAACTAGGTGCTGAATCAGAAACAGTTACACTTGCACTACCACCACTTGCTGAAGAAGATATTTCAAAATTATCTCCAACTTGGTTTATTGTAATGTTTGTACCTGCAACTAATGAACCACTAAATATACCTGTTTCATCAAATGTTCTAATTACAGAACCACTTACGATATTACTACCATCTGTGATTTGTGATGAACCACTAATTACTCCACTTGGAAGTTGTGATATTATAGAACCACTTAAAACTTCCTCAGTATTTAATTTTGTTTTTATAGATACATCAATAGAAGAAGTAAATGTTTCAATTGAATCTAATCGTTGTCTACTTGATGTATAATGATTTGCAAATGCAGTATCGTTTGTTGTATCAGTTGAATTAACTAAATCTACAATTTCTACGAATTGGTCATAATCTGCATTAGCACCACTTAATATATTATCTATTCTTGATTTTTCTGTGAGGATTCTTGAATCTACTGAAGAACTATACGAACCACTAACTAATCCACTAGGAAGCTGTGATACCAATGAACCACTTAAGATTCCACTACCATCAGTAAGTTGTGTTGAACCACTAACTACACCACTTGGTAATTGAGATAGTATTGAACCACTAATTACACCAGTTCCATCTAAGTTTCTTAGTACTGAACCACTAATTACTCCTGTTCCATCAAATGTTCTAATAACAGAACCACTAACTATATTACTACCATCAGTAATTTGAGATGAACCACTTATAGTACCACTTGGTAAAGAACTAATAACTTGAGTAGAACCACTAATTGTCCCTGCTGGAACCGAACCACCTCCTCCACTTGGTAATGTTACTGTATTACCAGTTGAGATTGTAAGTTGGTCTCCACTTATAGAAAGTGTTTGTGAATCTGTTTCTGATGTTAGGTAAGATGAAGTTGCTGCCGATAAAGCATCTACTTCAGATTGAATGGATGATGTAAATGTATTAAGTGATGTTATATCAGTTTTTGAACCACTTAAAACATTAGTTCCATCGAGTGTTCTTAATACTGAACCACTAACTACACCAGTTCCATCTAAATTTCTTAATACTGAACCACTAATTACGTTAGTTCCATCTAAATTTCGTAATACCGAACCACTTATTACACCAGTTCCATCAAGTGTTCTTAAAACACTTCCACTAACTACATTAGTTCCATCTAAAGTTGTGATTACAGAACCACTTACTACATTAGTTCCATCGAGTGTTCTTAATACTGAACCACTAACGATTCCACTTGGTTTATTTATAAGATTTGAGTAATCCAATGAACCTACGAATGAAGTTGCAGTAATAGAACCAGTTACATCTAAATCTGCACTTACTTTATACTTACCACCTTCAGTAGTCCATATAGAAGAACCACCACCTCCACCACCTCCTCCGAGGGATGATAGGTCAACAGTATTTCCTTCTGATATAGTTAATTCTTTAGAAGCTTGATTAAATGTAAGAGTTTGGTCATCTGTATCGGTGATATTTCCGATTGATGTAGCAATTGATGAACTAAACGCAGAGAATCCACTTGTTTGAGTTATGGAAACTTGAGAAGAACCACTAACGATTCCACTTGGTAAATAATTTAATATTGAGCCACTTAAAACACTAGTTCCATCCAAATTCCTTAACACAGAACCACTAATTACACCTGTTCCGTCTAAAGTTCTTAGTACAGAACCACTTACGATATTACTACCATCTGTAATTTGTGTTGAACCACTTATTATAGTTGGTAATGATACGAGTGAACTAAATGGTATATTAGTAAGTGAGTTTCCATCTCCTTGAAATGAACCAGTAAATGAACCACTAACACCAGATGCTTCAGATAGGTTAACTAACCCACCACCTGCTACTGTAAAATCTCCTTCGATTACCGATGCAGTTACTACACCTTGTATCTGTTTACTTTGAATTAATGTTGCCATATTATCTGCTCACTATCTTTCCTTTTACTGAGAAATCTGTATATACAACTAGCTCTGGGGCTAATGTAATATTTTCAGTAAAATTAATTACTATATCTGTTTCATTTTGTGTAACCGAGTAACTACTTGATGGTTTTTTAATTCCAGTCAAATAAACATCAACATAATCTGCCGATGCATCTACTTTTATCTCTTCAAAAACAAATCTTTTATTAGAAAGAGTAACAGTAAATAAATTACCACTCAAACTAATAGAATCTGGAATGTGTGTAAAAATAGATGTATCACTTATTACCTCGTTTACCAATTCTCTAAATCTTTGTTTATCATCAAAGGGAGTTACAATATTTGGTTTCTTTTTACTCATACTGATTCAATATCTCCTTCAACTTTAATATCATCATCACTTTCCAAATTAAATGGAAAATTTTCTTTTATAAATTTAACTAAAAAGTCATTATCTTTCTGCTCAGTTATATAATCTCGTTCCAATATAAACTGACCATTTATAAATATATCAAACCTTGAGTGTTCTTTCCTATTTTTGTGTAATTTTATATTTAAATCTTTCATTTTTACATTAGGGACTTTCCATATAAAATATTTTGGATGACGAGAATTAACTTCTTCAAGTTTAAATTCATTAAACTCGTGTACTTGTTCTAATATTTTTTTTAAATCCTTGATAGCCATTATAGTTCTAAAAATTTACCAGTTATACCAAATTCATCACCACTTTCGAGTATATAACCCAATTCAGTTGCAGTTGCAACTAGTCTACCATCACCATCTAGGGAACCTGTTCCAAAGTTAAACGTAATTTCATTTGAAGTTTTCTGAGATGTATAATTATACTTGCTATATGGTATAAGCACACCATTAATATAAACTCTAAACCAATCATCTACATCAAATACCCCAACAAGTTGAGGTGGAAGTACTGGTAATTCTACATTAGTTAATTTTACGGAATCTGCATCTATAAAAGTTGCATCTTGACTTCCTCTGATTGACATGAAATCAATTACATCAGCATATTCAGAATCTAATGATTGTTGTCCCATATTTAGAGATTTTCCTGTTAAATCAGTTTCCGTACCGAAAACAACCTTTTTAGGTCCTATTACTTTTTTATGAGTACGTTCATTATCAAATTGTTCTGGTAAAAGATATGCATTAACCATCATTGTGAATGTTGTACGAACAATTCGTTGTGTTCCTTCACCAACTTCAGTTGTATTATCAAATGAATCTATTTTTGTTCTAAATTTAAATCCACCCTTATCTCCCCAATACTCATCTGTTGCATATTGAAATGCTTCAACGATTTTATTCATGTGTTCTGTAAAATCAGTCCATATTATTACTTCATATGATACAGTAACATAATCAGGCATTACTATATCGTAGAAATTAACTGGTTTTTCAGTTCGAGTTATTGCAGAAAATCTATCATATCTATGTTTCTTTGAATATCGAGATACTGCTGAATAAGATACATGGCGATTCATTGTAGATGCCAAAGTATCATCTCTTGCAACAGAGTTTCTTTTAAACATTACTAATGGAATTTGAATCATTCCATTCTTATCTCTAAGATATCCATCCTTTTGTACAGATTTCCATCTTTCGGGATTACCATATACAACAGGTATCTTTTGTTTCTCTTCAAATATTTCAACAGTAGGTAAAATAGTATCTATCATGTGTTCAGCTATTGCCATATCCACATCATATAACTTTACACCTCTCCCAGTCTCAATACTTTCTGTTTTATATTGAGTTGCTCTGTTCTTATTGATATTTTTTAATGGGTCTATTGCCATAATTAACTATATATCCTATCATCTATTTGTATTTGACTTCTTCTCACCATTAATGCAGATGCAATCAATACATTACTAGCATCTTCAAATGTATTTGAATTTTTATCGTATATTTCCGGTGAACCACCAATCCATTGAGGTTCTTTTACATTATCTATTTCATAATAGATAGTATCATATAAAATTACATCACCAATCTCTGGATATCCAACTGTGGTGTTTTGGATTGCTTCGGTTGGTACTAATGTACCATTTACATCCCTAACTTTTGGAACTGCATAAGAAGTATCTCTAATTCTCTGTCTATTGAATCTAAATTCAACTAAACCTTGTTTATCTGGTCCGAATCCTTCATAAGTAACATTAATTGGCTCTCTATCTACGATTGCCATCATAGTTGAAGGTGCTCTCCATACCTTACCTAAAGATTCTCCGTATAGATTTGTTTTAGTTTCACCAACAGATACCTTAAACAAGGTTACCGCTTGCTCTACAACATAATCCACCACTTCTTCTGAAATAGTTTTTATGAAATCCAAATCTCGTGAGTTAAAAAACTTTGGCATAACGTTATCCTACATAAATATTTAAAGGAACACGAGTCATTACTTGTTGTTGTTGTTCAACCATAGCTGCTTCGTTCTCCATTCGTACTTTTTTACTAACCGCATCAAGATTTTCTCTTAATTGTTCAATTAATGCATCTTTTTCTGTTTGAGCTTCAGCTCTAAGTGCTGCACCATCTAAAGAAACTTCAGAACCAGGAATAGGAACTGTATTATATTTCTCTCTAACTGCACCTAATATCTCTTTTGCTAAAGCAAGTGTATATTTTCTAATCCATTGTCTACCAACATCATTAATTTTAGTGTATTTAGCAAAATCATATCCTACATTTGAATAATCAGATACTACATCAGGTAGTATAATAGTATTGTTTTCTCTTCTATCTTTTACAACTTGATATTCAAACCATAACTTGTATTCGGATGCTGGTTTTGGTAAAATTGTTATCTTATTATTTACGATATTAAAAGAGTGTGCAGATTTTCTAATCTGGTCATTGAATTCAATCTGTTGAATTCTTAACATATCTTCATAAATCGGCATCATAATAAATTGTGCTGCTGGTGAGAATGAACCAAATCCAAATTCATCAACTAAATTAAGAGTTCCTTGTCCACTTACCGAATAAGGGTCAAAGAATCTTTGTATAGCTGGTGAAGATTCGTAATAAACTGTTGTTACATCAATTCTTTCATTACTTTCAGAAGCATCACCCCATAAAGATTGTAAATCATATGATTGTGTACCAGGACCTACATCTATATATCCTTTTTTGATATCTGCTCTACCACCAACGTTAGCAAGGTTACCATATCCTTCTGCTATTGTTACGATATTATTTATTTCCGAACCATTTACTGATTTACCTTGGTAGTTGGAACCCGTTGTTTGTCCTTCAAGAGCTCCGAAGTTATTTCTTATATTAAATTGATTTACTTGTGCAGAATACTCAGATACTGCTTCTTCAAATACAGCAAAAAAGTTTTCTCCTTGTAATTCTATATCAATAATAGGATATCCTAATCTTTTTGCACACCATGATGCAACTTTAGGTGCATCTGATTGAAATGCAGCATCTGTATCATAAATTCCAAATGGAGTTGATGAACCTGATGTAAAGGTGGATGTTCCTGTCCAAATTCTTGCTTGAGACATATATTTTATTCCTTAGTTATACAATTATACTCTTATAAATATAAAATAAACGAAAAGGAGGGTATAATATAAAAAAAGAGGGAAACCTTTTCAGGAATCCCTCTTAAATTATTGATACTCTATTAGAATATCTAAGTTTAAAACTTAATTAACGATTATACGTTAGCTAAATCTTTTACATAGATTTTTCCGTAGAATTCAGGTCTAACCATTTTCTTAGCGTATCTCGTCATAACACCACGTCTTGGCGTGAAGTTAGTTGGGTCATACACTAAAGGTGTCATGATTAATGGTACATACGGTGCATAAACAGCTCCAGTTTCAAGGAAATTACTTCCTTTAAATCCTAACAAGATTTCGTTTGAAGTCATGTAAGGGTTTTTGTAAACTGTGTATCTGTTTGCAATAGAACCAACAGTAGTTACACCAGCTGCGAAAGATGTTGCATCTTTATCAGCAGAAACAGTAAATCCTGGGATAGATTCTAAAATTGTACATACGTCTGGAGAAGCAACAACGAAGTTTGCTCCACCTCTAAGTGTTAATTGGTGAATCTTGTTAGAAACTTTGTTAAGTTTCGCTCCAAGAGTCTGGAACCAAGAGTTCTTAGTATAAGCAGCTGAATTAGTTCCAGCAACCCATGCACCAGTTGAAGAGTTATACTCCTCACCTAAAGATACAGACCAGTATTCAGTAGTTAAAGCGTTAGCTTTTAACATATCAAGGATTTCAAGGTCAATCTCTAATGAGATGTACTCTGATAACATTGAAGTTAATTCAGCTTCAGCATCAATACTGTGGTATGCATTTAAATCTTGTGCTAATTCAGGTGTCCATACAGCCTTTAGTTTTCTAGTCTTAGCAACAATTGCTTCAGACTTTAATTCTAAATCAACTTCAGGAATACCAACATCAGCTCCAGTTTTATCTTCAAAATCACCTCTGTTTTCAGCAATTGGCTGTTGAGAATGTTTTACAGTAAGAGCATCTACGAAATCCTTACCATCTCCACCTTTTGCGAAAAATTCGATGTTTGCACCATTTACTTTAGAGTAAGCTGGGTAAAAAGCATCTGCCGCTGAAAAATCAGAAGCTGAAATATAGAAACTTCTTACAGCATCTAAATCAGGTCTTGATAATCCTGCATGAGCGATTACAACTTTTTGAATCTCGTTACCAGCAACTGATGCAGATAATGCAGAATCATATTGTACGTCTGCCCATGAAGCAGATGTAGCAGTTACAGAACCAGCAGCGATATCAATAGATACATCGTTTGCAGAGTATCCAAATCTACCTTCACCGTATAAACCGTTTACAGCTGAATCAGTTGAACCTAAGTCAGCTCCAGTACCACCAAAAAGTGAATTACCACTAAATCCAGGATTACCTGGTTGAGCAGTACCATACTTAAAGTCTAAATAAAAGATTAGACCAGAAGGAAGGTTCATTGGTTGTACACTAACGAATTCTTTCGATGCAATTTCACCGAAGATACGTCTTACTAATGGAAGGGCTACCCCACTCCATTCTTCACTACCAGCTGATGTACCAGTTGCAGTGGATTCGTCAAGCAATTGTTTTGCTTGGTTTTCTAACAATACAGAAATCTGTGATTGTTCTCTTTCTCCTAAACCTTCTAAAAGTCCAGTTTGTTCCCATTTTCCTTTAAGCTCTCTTGTTTCAGCAAGCATAACTGATTGTGGGTTCTTTCCTTCCATTAGTTTAGATAAATCAAAATTTGCCATTTTTATTTTCTCCTTAAATGTTTGTTAATTAATTAATGTTAGCAAGTTTCTTAAATCTATCCGCCATCGTGTTAGTTGATTCAGCTATTACTTCTTTCGAAGGAGCAGTTGATGCAACTGATTTAGATGCGAATGATTCATTAATCTTACTTGATTTTACTTTTTTCTTAGTTCCATTAAACTTAAATGATTCAGCTAATGTGCTAAATACAAGTTTAACTTCTCTAACGTTACCTGTTCTATCTAATGTTTCAACAACTTTCATTTTCTGGTCGTTAGTTAAATCATAAGAACGGAACAATTTGTTTGTATAAAGTAATTTTGCGTTAAGCAAGTTTACTTCATTGATAGTAGATTTAAGTTCCTTGATTGTACTCATTGCTTCTTCTAGTTCAGCTTGAGCTTCTTCAAGTTCGTTAGTTTCCTCTACAACTTCTTCAGAAACTTCTTCATCAGATTCATCTTCTTCACCGTATCCCATTTCTTTTAGGATTTCGTTTAAGTCGATGTCTTCATCTAAGTCTTCTTCTTCTTCAGATTCTTCTACTTCTTCAGCTTCTTCTTCACCTTCTTCTGCAATTTCCTCTTCTTCAGATTCTTCACCTTCATTGTGGTGTTCTTCTTCGTGAGATTCGATTTCATCAGATGCGATATCAGATACTTCTTCAGCTTCTTCATCATCAAGTTCTTCTTCAAGTTCTTTAATGATTGATTCTAAATCAAGTTCATCTTCATCAGATTCTTCTTCAGATTCCATAGTTTCTTCTACTTCTTCTTCTTCAGCTTCTTCTTCAGATTCTTCTTCAGCTTCTTCTTCTTCAGATACTTCTTCAGCGGTGATTTCTTCTTCACCATCTTCGTTGTACTCACCTTCAGATACTTCTTCTTCAGATACAGTTTCAGTTGATTCTTCAACTTCTTCTTTATCTTCGTCTTCAGTTACTTCAGCTTCTTCTACTACTTCGTTTTCTTCAATTTCTTCTGCCTCTTCATCAGCTTCTTCAATTTCTTGTTGAAGTTTCTGAGATAGAATAGATTGTAAACGAGGTGTAAAAGCTTCTTCTAAAGCTATTTTAGCATTTGCAATTGCAGTTTCTCTAACCATTTTTGCATCAGCGATAGCTTCTTTTAACAAATTTGAGTTTGCCATAATAGTTACCTTTCGTTTTGTGTTCGTGAAAATATTTAAGGATTTTCAATAAGATTATTGTAAAACGGTTTGTTTGGTCACCCTACATAAGATAATCGTGGGTATTCATAAACCTAAGATAAGAACCTACATTAAGTAGGTTATTCAGTATATAAATATACAATCTATAACAAAAACGTTATTTTTTTGTATCTTTATTTTCTTTTTTTGGATTGTTGGGCTTTTTCTTTCGTTTTTTAGTAAACATTTTAACAGTTGTATCACCTCCCTCTATCTTTTCTAAGATAGTTTGTTTTTGTTGTTCTCTAACTGCTAATTGTTTTTCTCTTCTACGAACTGTTGTTGGTTTTTTGTAGTATCTTCTTTCTCGAAGTTCTAAAAGATGTTCAGAGTCATTTACTAATCTTTTATATTTTTTAAGTGCTCTGTTGATATCTCCTTTGATTACCTTAACAGAAACAATTGCTTTCTTTTTGCTCATTCTCCTAATTTTAATTGTAACAATGTTTTTTACTTTATATAAGTATATATAATTTTAATTTAAGAACCTTTACCAGTTCCTGATTTTCTTCCTTTTGTGTGTGTAGAAACGTTTATGGGTTTTTTACCTTGTCCTGCTGATTGAGAACCACCACGATTAGATTTGTTCTGTGCTGCTCTTTTTCTACGAGTTGCAGATTCTTTTTCTTTTTTACTCATGGATTTAGCTTTAGAAGCAGGAACACATTTAGCATATCCTTTCTTCTCACCACTTGTACCACATGGAGGATGTTTACCACTTTTATCTTTCTTACCGATATTAACCCATTTGGATTTAAACCAGTTACGAAGGTCTTCATTGGTTGTTTCTTCAAATATCTCGTCTATGATATTTTGTAATCTCATTACTTACCTAATTGGAATAATTTTTCTTCTGCACCAGCATTGGTTCTGTAATCGTAATGTTTTGGATTTACTCCAAAATCTTTTAGGGATTTTTCTAACCAAATTCTATATTTGTTTTTTCCATACTTTTTTTCCATTACAGAAAGTACATCATAAAATTTAGTTTCACTATTATTTACTTTTTTTACTAATTTAGTTATTTCAGATTTATCTTCTACCATTGGATTATATCCTTGTGGTGTTGATTCACTAAATTGTTTAGTAATCATTTTAAACATCTTGTTATTAGGTTTACCAGCAATTGCTGATACGAATGCCATTCTATCTTTTAGATTTCCTTTTTTTACAAAGTTAAAAAGTTTTTTTGCATCAATCTTATGTGAATCGATAAAAGCATCAACCGCAGAACCACGAGTACCAGTGAATCCAGCAATACCCATAGCTAATTTACTAGCTTCGTTTACTGATTCAAATGTTTTCTTCTTAGACTTAGACACAATTTTTAAATCTTTTTCTTTTGCTAAAATGTATTTTTCAAATCTACCATCTTTACCTAAGTTAACTTTGTATTCACCATTATCATATCTAACTACATCACCAACAAACTTTTTCTTACTCTTAGGGTCTATGTATTGAACTCTTGCATCGTAGAACTTTGGATTTATTCTTTCGTTTACTGATTCGTTCTTAGAAACCAATTCATCTACATCTTTATGAACATCTTTATAGTTGTTAAATTTTTGTTTACGAATTGCACTATACAAGGCGATTGTATATTTTTGTGAGTTGTTGTGGATTCTTCTTTTAATAAATTCTGCAGGTTTTTGTTTTAGATTTGGTTTAGTACTCATTTCTAATGCATTTACCATTGATGAGAATTCTTGAAATGATTCAAATGATTTTCTTTTATTACCATCTGAAATGAACTCCTCTATATACGATATAGCCGAATCCATGTTTCCTTTATGTGCATCAAGTAATTTCTGTGCACCTTTATCATTTTTTTCTAAAGCTCTTTTGAAGTTTCCAATTTGAGTTTTAGCTAATCCTTTATTATTAAAGTAATCTCTTTTATCGAAAATAGCATATACTTTTTCGAATTCCTTGTTTGGAGATTTAAATCTTTCGTTGATTAACATTTTTTCCATCCCCCACCTGCTGCTTTATATTTCTTAGCTGCCCAACCATTAGCATATGCTGATGGATAAACATCAAATTTCTTTTTTGCTTGTGATTTATATGAACTCCACTTACTGGCATCAGTAGGACAATTTTCCTCCATTAGAGTTTCAACCTTCTGACCGAACTCATATAATGCAGTTTCTTGTTCATTCAATTCATTTACTTCTTTTATTGTAGTAGTGATAGAACCATCAGCGTTTCTCATTGATATAGATACAGGCTCTTCGTTTAAAGATTCATTACATCCACCCTCTGTTGTTCCATTACATCCACAACCACAATCTTCTTTAGATTCGTTCATTCCTAAACGTTGTTTCATTTGGTCTTCTGAAATCTCACCAATCTTATAGTATCTTGAAAGTATGTGTCCCATATCTTCATATAATCCACCCATTCTTTGGTCAAGTGCTTTGGCTTCAAGAGCAACTTTATCGAATTGTTTACCCAACTTATCCAATTCACTCATGTTTCTTTTAACCGTATGTTTATCAAACCAATCATCACCCTCTTGAATTGCTAATGTTCTAGCTGCTTCTGTAATACCACCAAGTGTTTCTGCCACTTGAATAATATCAGATTTTCTATCCATTGATTCTTGGTACTTGTTGTAAGTAGAAACGATTTCTAAGAAGTGTTTTTTAACTTCTAAAGAAAGGGGTCTCTTTTCTTCTGATTCGTTCATTAGTTGGGTTAATTTAATCATGGGATTCTCCTATTATTTAATTCTTTTTAATATTTTATGAAGATATTGCAATCTATCAATAGCATCTTTACAATGGTCCATTGCTTCTAGTATTGCACTTTCATCAATCATTTCTTCAATAAGTTCAATATCGTTCTGGACTGCTCCAACTGTACCCTTTACAACTTTAACAAGTTTCTTATCAGGTTGTTTATATGGTGCTTCATTCATTATATCTATTAATTTCATAATGATTTTCTCCTTAAAATAATTTTTTTAGTTTACTATCTTTGTAAGTATCAGCGTAATACCACTTCTTATCTTTCATATTGTATAAATATACAAATTCTGCTCCACCACTTCTATCGGCATCTTTTATATATGATTCAATATCTTTGGAATCACCTTTCATTGGTTGACCATTTTTGTAATATTCAATATCCTTATCATCAAAGATTCCTCTTGCTCCACCCATCTTGATTAGTTTAAGAACATCTTTATCACTTTTCATGTGATGTTTTAAACCTGGTTTCATATTTGATGGATAACCATCGTAGTGAACGTATGCAGAAATAATCTTACCATTTCTACCAATTACACCAACTTGAGAACGAGTTCCTTCGTTAATCTGAACTGATTCAGGTATCATATCTGCAATAGATGTTGTTGATTCATTCTTCTCATCAAAGATTGATTGTATTTTTGCTGCTAATTTATGTGAACCATTCATTTTTAAATCGAATGCAATTGCATCGATTGATTCTTGTCCATCCCAAGATGATTCTCCAGTTGCTGAATGAGCGATATCATCTGTTCCATCACTTGAATCACCAAATGATGAACCCCATGCAGTACCTTTTTTCCATTCATCATATTCATCTGAGAACATATCTGGTTTGTTTGGGTCATCTGAAGGATTCTTAGCAAGTTCAGGATTATCTTCTAAAACTGCAATAAGAGCTCTTGATTCAGAATGAAAGTTTGCATCAGTTAACGCTTCAACAGCTGCTTGGGACATTCTTTTTTCGTATTCTTCTTTACCTAATTTCTGTGGTGTAACTCCTAAACTTTGTGCTTTTTTACGAACAACTTTGTTTACTTGAGGATTACCAGCTCTTGGTTTAGATGGTTCTGATTTAGGTTCATCTCCTTTAGGTTCTTCTTTATCCTTGTTAAAGATGTTCACTTTAGGAGTATCTTTTTTAGAATCATCACCTTTAGAATCGTTATCATCTTTTTTATCATGAGTACCTGCTTTTACTGCAGAATCTCTTGCATCTTTAGATTTAAATACAGAAACCGCACCACTATCTTTATTGATTGCTGTGTATGTTTCTTCTTCTTTTAAAAGGTCAGTCAATTTAATCATAATTCCTTTGTCTCCGTTTTATGTGTATATAAATCAAGTTTACCATCTTCGGTAATCTTAACTTCATAATTAGTTTTTCTAATATCGTTGTGACCACCTTTATATGGAGTAGTACCAACTTCTCGGGTTACTTTCCCAAGTTTAATTTTATTTTTGGACATATAGTCCTGTACATTAAATGCCATAACTTAAGTTATTTCTGTTATAATTTCTCTCATCAAATCTTGTGATTTACACCACTCGTTACAAACTTCACCTTGTTTTACTAGTTGTTTGTTAACAGATTCGTTCATCGGAGTCATAAATGCTCCATGTGTTGATGGATTAGAAACAAAATCCCAACCAATCAATTCAAAATCTTCACCTACTTGAACTTTACCACCTGATAGAGGTTCTACTGAACCCATACCTCTTGATGATATTCCTAAAAGGATTCCTGCTTTAAGTAGTTCTTTTAAGATGTTACCACTTGGAGTTGGTAATATCTCAACTGTTCCTACTAAATCATCGTTATCCCAATGTATCTCTCTTACGTTATGAGATACGTTCTTTAGGTTGATTACAGAAGAATCTGGATGGTCTAATTCACCAAGTGCTCTTCTTTCTTTAATAAGTGTTTCGTATTTTTTAGCTTCTCTCATCAAAATTTGTTTTGGATATATTCTTCCATTTTGATTTTCAGCACCTGCTCGTTGTAAAATACCTTTAACGATAGTTCTTCCACTTTCGTCTTCGTTTACTTTACCTTCGAATAGTTTTGTTTCTATTAATAAATTTCCCATTATGCTCCCCAAGTTTTTCTTCGTTTAAATAAATCAAAAAAGATTGCTGATACTTCCTGTCTGATGATTTTTCTTATTAAATCTTTATCAGACTCGTTGAGTTTCTCGTTAAGTTCTCCTTTTTTAAAACTAACGATTTCTTCATTGATTATATCATATAATTCTTTTTTAGTCATTATATTATTATTATCCTATTTTCTTTAAATAGTTAGTTTGTGTTGCAATCCAATCTTCACCTTTTAATCCAGCCATTTTTGCAGCTTTCTTAATTGCTTCAACTGTATTTCTTGCTTTCACTTTATACTTATTCTTCTTAGATAATTTAACACCATTAAGATTCATATCTGAAAAACTCATTTCCCAAGTTGCAAATCCTTCATTAATTGATTCCTCAACTGATTCCGTTTTATCTTCTTTTTTTTCTATTGCTTTTTGAAGTGCTGGTGGTAATTTTTTCTGAGCATCTGTTAATTCAGAAACTTGTTCTTGTTTTGCTCCTTTACCTTTCCAAGTTTTTTCTATGTTGTTAAAGAATTTCTTTTTTTCTTCATCAGACATACTAGGAATAGATTTACCAGCTTTTTCTAAAGCTCTTTTGAAAAACTCTTGATATTCCGATTCTTCTATCATAGTTTCTTTAACTATGTTTTTTAATGCTTCTCTTGTTATTTTCATTTTTCTATCTCCTGTATAGTTCGAGCGATATTAACCAATCTCTCCTTTATCTTATAAATATGTTTGTTTGTTCTTTTCCAATACTGATTGGAATCCAACTCATTCATTGTTTTGATTTTATTATACCAATTGAAAAACTTTTCAGTTTCTCTAAGTTGATACTTAAGTTCTTTTAAACCCATTGCCATCTTCTTATGAGGATGCATTGTTTCATCGTTTTTTAATTCTAACCAACGATTTACTGGTCTTTTGGATTTAGCTTCATTTAGCTCTTCATCCATCTTACCAACTATCTTCATACCAAATTGAGTTGAAATTTTTTTCTTACGTTTTTTATCTTTAGCACCACCATCAGAAAATGCAGCAGGAGTATTGTACCCACCAACTGCACCAGTTCCTGTCATTTCATCCAATTCGTGTTCTACTTCTTGGATTAGTTCATCTAAGAATTTATTAAGATTTTTTTCCATTGACATTTTTTATCTCCTTAATTAACTCATAAGACATCATTAAAGCTGAAACTTGTTCATCGGTAACTTTCTTACCAATTTTCTGTTTTTTCAAAACATTTATTGTTTCTCTCAACTTTATTTTTGTAATCTTATCTTTCATACCTTTATACGCTTCGTGTAAAGATGTGATAGTTTTAATTAATTCTGATTCATAGTATTCATTGAACTTAGATGTATTGGTAACATTATTAATATATTCTCTTAATAAACCTTTTTGAGATTGATTTAAAGTTGTATATTTTTTGTTAAAAGTTTCAATAAGAATTTTATATGTCAACAATCGAAGGTCTTTCTCTTGTTTTTTATATTCTTCAACTAATTTATCTTGTTTAGCTACTTTAGTAGTTTGGGAAGTTGATGAGATGTGCTCAACAAGAGTAAGTTTAGAATCAAATACATCTTTAATATCAAGAATATCATTCTTTTTACCTTCAAATAGTTTATGTATTGAAGCTAAAATTTTGTAGTTTGTTACCGGGGAAGATAAGAAATTATTAATTTCGAATGTTTCTTTGATAGACTTAATAAGATTATACTTTTCTCGTTGGAGTTTAGTATAATTTATTTTACTGTGTGCTTCCAATATAGCTTCAATAAACTTCTCAGCCTTTGATTCTGTATTGTACTTTTCGTTTATAAGTAGGTTGAATAATCTAAGCTCTTTTGATAACTCAGTTCCTCTTCCATAGAATTCTTTGATTATTCCTTTTGATTTTTCCTCACTACCATTGAGTATTTCAACCGTAATTTGTCGAGTTAAAAGTTCAAAAAGAAAACCCGTATTCTTAAATTTTGAATGTTTTATTTTTCTCATCTTATGTTTTTCCTATTATGATATAGTAAAATTTCCCTCTTATAAATATAAAATTATAAAAGTTAACCTAATTAATCTTCGTCTAGTATGTTGTTTTCGTCCAACATTCCTTTCATTTCATGTAAATACTTTCGTTTTGCCGCTATACCATTGATATATTTAATTGCTTTATCTTCTGATGTTCTTGAACGTTTTTTCGTTCTTTCGTTATCACCAAGTGGGTCTCTACCAAGTGGATGTTTATCTTTTCCATATGTTCCACCTTCTCTTGGTCTACCACCTTTATCTTTTATTTCGTTCTTGATATCTTCAAGTTGTTCTTCAATATCACTTGGTTCATCATCTTCCATTGCAGGGTCACTACCTTCATCTTCAATAGAACGAAATCTGAATCTATCTTTTAAATCATCTAACATCGCTACTCTTTGTTCATCTTGTTCACCACCACTTAGTTTGAATATATTTTCATATACCCAATCCTTAGATAACATATTTAATCCTTGAATATCTTGAGCTAATCTAATTTTCTCACTCCATAAGTTTACTTTTTCTTGTTCGTAAATTGTAGATGGATTAACTAATGATAATTCAAAATTAGTCATTTCAGAATCTGTAATTCCTTGTGCATATAAATGAACAATTGCAATTTTAGATAATTCTGAAACTACTGTTCTTTGTATTCTCTCTATTGTTCTTGCAAATCTAACATCTTCTGCTGCTAATGTTGCTTTACCATTTACATTTTCTTCATATCCTAAATATGCTCTAGGAACTTTTAATGCTGCAAATAATTTGTTTTTTAGATAATCAATATCATCGATGGTTGCATACTCTAATCCTGCAAGATTATCAATAGATGTTCCACTATCACCACCACGAACAGGAAGATAGAAATCTTCTGTTAGGTTTTGCATATTATACTTTAAGTTATAATCACCAGTATTTCTATCAATGAATGGAACTTTCTTCATTTTATTGATAATTCTTTGCATATAGTTATCTACCTCTGTTGGAGGAATGTTACCAATATCAATTTTGAAAACTCTCTTTTCAGGTGCTCTCATAATTCTATGGATTAACATTGCATCTTCCATTAAAGATAATTGTTTCCACAATCTTCTACCATTTTCAATCATTGATTTTCCGTATGGTAACCAGTTTGTATCTGCTAATAATCTAAAGTGAGCAACTTCAAAGTTTTCGTATTGTTCTTTTCCATTTGGGTCTTCAGTAATTTTAAACTTTACTGAGTTTGGATTCGATGGGTCTGTTCTTTCTAATCTTTCTGTGTTGTAAACTGAATGAGGTGTTACGTTAACAATACCTTTACCTTCAGCGATTTCTAAACCTAAGAAGAAATCTCCATACTTACACATATTTCTTACCCAAGGCCATAAGTTGAATTCAACATTAAGAACATCATAAAATAAGTTATTTAAAATATCTTGTACTTGTTGATTATCAGAGTGAACCAATAAAGTATCACCAAATTCATTCTTTAGTGTTGATTCATCTGCGTATATATCAAGAGCTGATGCTAATATTGGGTCATTATCCATAGCATCATAATCTCTAAAAACTTCTCTACGAACTTGTTGGTATGCCATTGATTGAGCACCACCTGCTTGTTCGAAAAAACTTTTTTGTAGTTTCGTGTACCTATCTCTTAAAGAGGATAGATTTGTTTGTTGTCTTTCATCGGTATCGAAAACTTTTCTCTTACCATCTTTATCGACAGTAACGACTGCCTGAGCTCTGAAGAGTTTTGTTAACCTACCAAAAAATGAAGTATCTGCCATGTTGTTCCTATTTTTAAATTATAACCTTTATTTTATTATTACCACTTTCTACAAGACCAGTATCTTGCTTTATGTCTTGGACCGGGTGAATCACAATTGTGTCTAGCTCTGAATGCTTTTCTTGCATCTGGATTATTCTTTCGAATAGACATTGTTTTTTCTCCTGATTTCTTTGCTGAACTACCACCATGTCCAAAATTAACTTTTACAACATTACCTTGAGGGTTTTTAACATATACTTTAAATTTTTTCACATCACCTTGCATTGGTTTTCCAAGTTTAACTGTTCTACCTTGATACTCAGCTTCATTCATATCAGATTTGTATTCTTTCATGAACTTCGAAAATTCTTGTATATCATCATAGTTTTCTACTATGTACTCATTACAGTAGTTTTCGTTTTCATTTATTAAATCTATCATCGAAATCATAGTTATTTCTCCTTATATTATAAATATATAATTATTTAATTAACCAAGTTAAATCCTCATGGTTATCACCAACTCGCATTTTCCAAGGGTCATCATCCATTGAAGTATTACCACCAAAACCCATTCCACCAACATCTAATTGATGTGCACCGATTCCACCCAATGCTTGTTTTGTTAAATCAATTCCCTCTTGTCTTAATCGAAGTGCAGTATCTCTAACCCACAATCCAATTGATAATGACATTGTTAAATCATCATTATAACCTCGCATTGCTTCTGCTCTATTACCATTCCATATAAATGTAAACATTTCATCTATTGTTCTTTGTGAACGAATTGTTACAGATTTTTCTCTAACATATTGTTCTAACTTAGAAATGATTAAAGGTCTTGTTTTAGATGTTGTACTAAAACCAGCAGTTAAACCTCTATCTTGTGCTCTGTATTTATTTGATAATTGATTTTCAGTATCTACATACTTTAAATCTTTACTCATATAAAAAGTATTTTGATAACCTCTATCAATTACTTGTTGTAAAACTGCCCAACCAATATTTGCATTTTCAACTACAAGTAAGGCGTTATTATATTCGGTTGCCAATGCAACTAAAAAGTTTCCAAAATCTTTTGTATCTAATTTACCTTTGTATTCTGCAACTTGAGAAGATTCTTCTATATCGATAACATGACACGCTGAGTAATCCGTTGAATCTCCACGAGCAACATCCGCTACAACCATATAAGATTTGGTATAGTTTGGATATTCCCACTTCCAAAGATTTCCATCGAACCCAGTCTTTTCCATTGGTTCTTGTACAAATGATTCTTTATAAAACATTAAAAGTTGTGGGTCTATTACTGTATCACCAGAACTAACAAAATCACAATCACATTCTTGTGCTGCTCCCTTTACCCCAAGTAGTACCTCTTGTTCATCTCTCCAATCTTGATTTCTTTCAGGATGTACACTCCAATGTAGTCGTATTGGATTAAATGTATTTGTTTCATCTTCTGCTCCCACCCAAGTTTTGTGGAAAAAGTTTCCAACACCATTTGGAGTAGAAAGTATAATTGCATTACCACCCGTTGATAAGGTAGATTGTGATGATACCCATATATCTTCAATCTTATCAATAAATGCTGCCTCATCAAATACTAATAAGGATAATGCCTCAGAACGACCAGCATCTCCTGCTGCAGAAGTTGCTTTTATCTGAGAACCATTTGAGTATCTTAAGGATAGTTTGTTATCCTCTACCGTTGTTTGTTTTAACCACGATGGTAAATACTGATTCATCACACGAACCTTCGTTACAAGGTTCTTAGCAACTTCTTGTTTAGTTGCAATTACCAATACATTAAAATCTTGATTGAATAACATCTTCCAAAGTGAAAATCCCGCAGTTAAGGTTGAGATACCTGTTTGTCGAGATTTAAGAATGATGTTGTATCTGTGTTTTGCGAATTGGTCTAATGTTCTTTCTTGAAATTGATATAAATGAAAAGGTATCTTACCACGAACAGGATGTTGAATCATACAATACTTTTTCATAAAGTAGATTGGGTCTCCAGCACATTTCTGATACTCAAGTTTTATTATTTCTTTTAAAGATTGTTTAGCCATTCTATTTTTTTCCTAGTTTCCAATACATAGAACCACCAACGAATGGTTTATACTCACCAAGTTGATTTGATATACCAACATTTAAACCATAAATTTTCATTTTCTTAGTTTTAAACAAGATGTTACCACTAATATTGTTAAATCCATTTGTTTGGTCAATTCCTGCACCAAATCCATAATAGAATTCATTCTTTGGTAATTCTTTTACTATTGTAGTATTATAAACGGTTGGAATCTTAAAATACCAATCTATTTCTCTTGATTCAATTCTGTTTTGTGAAATGATATCAGTTAAAATACCGAATCCTAAATCTCCACTTGGTTTGTTACCCAATGAATCGGTAACTACATCAGGAAAATCATATGCTAAACTTAATGTATCCTTAACTGTTATTTTTGCAAAGTAATCTTTTATAATAGCAAGTGAATCTACATCTACTGGTATCTCTACTTCCTTAATTACTTCTTTTGTAATGTACTTTGGTACATACTTTGTTACCTTAACTTCTTTTTCTACATATATGGTATCAGTTTTTGATTCTAACAACTCATATTGTTCTCCATCTACATCTACAATGGTTTTATCACCAGTATCATCTCCACATCCTCGTAAAAATAAAATAATTCCAAATAAAAGAAGGATTAATATTTCTCTCCACCTTTTAATTAATAAACTAAATATAATGCTCATAGTTTTTCTCCTTTAATACATCAAACGCTAAATTACGCTTCGATTCAAGTTCAGTAATTTCACCTTCTCCGGTATTTATCATGTCTTGAATTTCTTTTTTAGTATCTTCAACTGAATTTGGTAAATCCCATCTTTCGGTACTACCATTTTCATTTACATACTCATAAAAAGGTCTAACATCTAACAAAGATTGTTTTAGTTCTTCTAATTTTGTTTTACCAAATACAATCATACGAGTCCATACCTTATAATTCTGATATTCTTCAAATACACCAGCAGTTCTTAAATCATGTTCTCTATCAACAGTACAATTTATACAAAATCCGTTATTTTGAATAAACTTTAAATCTTTTTCAGATTTAGATATTGTTTTACAATCAGAATTGTTACATTTTGATTTTTCTGCTAAATATTTTCTAATTTCTTGTAACGCTTCGGAATTTTTACCCGTCTTTAAAACATATCCTTCTTTTTTCTCATATTTGTTATGTTCATCTTCCCAAACATCACCAACATTACGAGCTTCTTCCTTCTTGGTATAACCAACGGTAGTATTTTTATCATACTTTCCAGTTTCTACCATATCTACCAACTTTCTACGAGTTGGATGCATATACTTCTTCTTAAATTCTTTACCCATTATTATACATTAGGTTATATTGTTGTATATAAATATATAAAAATAGAGAAACCGAAATTTTTAGAAGAAAATACCGAGTATCTGATTTACGGATGCGAATGTACCTGTAAGTTTAAAAGTATTTCCTTTATATAAGAATACAATACCTTCATTTGGTACAATTTTCTTAGAACCACCAATAGATTGTAATCTACCAAGTTCCAATTTAAGTTTTTCTATCTTTTTTGGGTCACCTGATTTCCTAACATCTTTAATTGTCTTATCAATTCGTTTTTTCATATCACGAACTGCTGAATCAGCGTTAACTGTTAGTGCAGATGAAGTAAATTCTAATACTTCAGCTCCCAGTCCTAAGAATATCTGTTCGAACTTCATTAAGTTGTTCTTACCAATCTTCTTTTGGTCTTCTTTATCTGTTTTCTTAGCCCACTCTAATGTTTTTTCATCACTAAAGTTCTTTTTATCTAATCTAAATCCTTTATCCATGAACGCCCATCTCTTAACTAACCCCATTTTGGTTTTGTTATCAAGTGATGTAGGTGAATTCTTATCAACCCATTGTGACCACCACCCTTGGTGATAATCAGCAACACCATCAGTATCCTTTAAACTAAATTCTTTTTGTAATTTAGATATCTGTGATGAGTATTTACTACGTTTCTTAGATAAATCTTGTGATTTTGGTAATTTTACAATAGGAGGTCCTTGAATAGTGTAATTATCTTGTACATCTTTGTTAACTTGTTTAATCATACCAGCTAATACTCTTGCTGATTCACCATTCTCTCCGATTGCAATACCATCCATGTTGAATTCCATAGTACCATGGAACACAAGTAACGCTTGACCATAAGGAATAACGTTTACTGATGTTGGGTATATCACTTCAAGGTTCATAAAACACGCACCTTGTTTAAATACCTTATCTCTTTGTTTATCCGATAACGATTTAATAGCATTTGAAAGGTCTTTCATTGCATAATTGTAAGCATCACTCAATCCACCTCTACCTTGGAACTTGTCTGATACACCTTTGATATCTAAAGCATTCTCACCTCTGTTCTTTAGGTGTCCTTTGTTCCTCGCTGCTACTAACCTACCATCTCTCCATGAAATAGCTAATGCTTGTCCATCTGTTTTCTCTCGTGTGAACTCAAGTGTACCTTCTAAAGCACGATTTACGATATCTTTAAGTTGTCCAAATGTTAAATTGATATCTGTATCAAATGGATGAGACATATGTCCATACGCACCACCTTCTTGAAGTAATTTAGATTCGTTTATGTTTTCTTTTATTAGTTGTTGTGGTGTTTTATTGTTTGGTATAAACATTTCAACTAACTTATTATCAATATCACTTATTAACTGTTCTATACTATCCATATTTTCTATTTCTTTAGATTCACCCAAACCACCTTTATCGTGTTTAGAGAATTTACCTAATTTATCAAATGCTCTGAATGATTTTAGTTTATCTTGTTTTACAGGTCTCATATCAGATAGTTGTTTGTATCTCATATGATTTTTAACAATGTAAAACACATTTGCAGTATTACCACCAACATCTTCTATAAACTTTTTATACTTCTTTACTAATGAAGCAGATACTTTCTCATGTCCAAAGTGTGTGATGTGTCCTTTCTTTGGGTGAATACCCGCAGTTTCATCTTTTCCTATATCATGGAACATTGCTGCTATTGCAATATCAATATCATCTTCTTTGATTGAACGATTCACAACCATAATAGTATGTTTAAGAACATTACCCTCTGGATGTTTATCTACTCTTTGACCAAAGTTCTTTAGATTGTAAACTCTCTTTTGTAAATCAGAAGGCATTTTCTTAAATAACGATTTAAAATCTTTTATTCCTAAATCTTTTAAACTTTCTTCAATTGGTTCATATCCTCTTTTCTTAGTATCCTTTTCTTTCTCTTGGTGTCCACCTTCTTTATCATCATCATCAAAATCAATTGTATCTGGTTCAGCTATTGAACCTCTTTTTGCATATGATGAATATGTATGATGTTTATTAAAATCTTTTTCAGCTTCTGATGAGGGTTTGCTACTCTTTACAGATTTAAACTTATCGGTTACCTTAGTTGGTAACGATTCCTTAACTACTTTATCTTGTTTGAGTTTGTAATGTATATCTCTACCATCAGCATCTTTACCGAATCCTTTACCAACTTGTTTTTTCCAAAGTAACTCTAAGAACTCTGCCTTTTTTCTATAAGATAATCCTTTTAGTTTTTGATTGATTTGTTTTCTGTTTTTGTAAACATACTTTTTGAAATCCATATAAAAGAATTCATTAACTTCCTTTATAGTATCGTATTGATATTCTTTATTAGAATCAGAATCTTTTCTATATTCCTTATTTCTTTTATCGAACCTTTTCATATCTTCAGGTCCAGCATATCCAATCATCAATTCATTAGTATCATCTTTATTAGTAAACTTCTGTACTTCTGCATCTCTTAATGCTGGTAAGAATCTAAATCTTGCTCTTTTAAGAACTCTTTTCTTTTTTCTTAATACATTCTTATGAACTATCTTTGCTTGTTGTATAGATAATTCATTTTTCTTTTTACCAGGAAACAAATCTTTCATAAACTCATCATAAACTTGTAGATATGCTTTTTTGTATGCAATCTTTTTAAGTTTACCAAGAGATTTTCTTCTTTTCATTGTTCTTGCTCTTCTTCTTGCAATTTGAGCTCTTTTACCAGCCATCGCTGCTTTTCTTCTAAGTAATGCGGCGGGTCTTAATCTACCTTTACTTTCTTCTACATCTTCGGATATACCCATTTTCTCTTGCCACGAATCAAATGCATCAAAATCATATTCTTGTTTCTGAGAATCCCATCCACATGAATGACATAAATACTTTTCACTATCATCAGATTCGATTTCCCATTGGTGATTACATTTTTCACACTTTACTTCTGTTCCTGCAAGTTCTGAAATGAATCCTTCTTTAACCATTCTAAAGGTAACTACTTTTCTACCATTGATTGTTGGCATTCCATGTTCATCTTTACCGAT